GAACTATTTGAAGCCATTTAATTTAATCCCCACTTATTTACGCTAACCATCTATTCACTTTATATTGAATAGTGGCATCATTGCCAGTGCTAGTAGTAACATACTGTAACTCTAAGGCGCCAGCATTCATGTTAACACTTAAGGTGACACCAACGCTTCCAATCGTAGCTACACCGCTTTGAGAGATAGCTGCACTTGTTCCATCAGTCACAATTGTTATTACCCCAGCTTCCATAGTTGTGACACGCAAAATAGAGTAGTCAATAAATAAAGCTGATAATAAACTTGAATCCCAGCTTGCTAGCGTGTCAGCTACTGCTGTATTATCTGCTAATGTAGCACCTGTCAAGGCTTCTACTTCAGCTAAATATTGAAGCTGCGCCTCTGTGATTGTAGAGTCAGTCATTACACCTGAGCCATTGTTTATTACAACAGCATCGGCTGCCCCGCTAGCTAGCTTAGTTCGCGAAATAGCAGCAGACGCTTTTACATTCGCATCAGCAATATTTGAAATAGTATTACTGTCTGAATCAATAACTTTATTAGTTAAAGTTTGCGTTGTAGCTGTGCCAACTACAGACGATGAGGCGCCAATTCCGTGCACGTTATCTGATGCTGCAATGTGAGCATCCATTGCTGCCCCATCAACTGACAGGTCTCGCCCATCAACTGTTATACCTGAACTTGCAGTAACATTACCTGTTAAAGTAGCACCATTGATTGTTACATCTTCTAAATAGCTAGGAGATGAACTTGTAGTTCCACCACCATTACCAGCTGACATACCCCGTCTAGAAAGACCTTTTATGCGATTTCCTCGCATTGCCGCTATGTAATTGCTGCTGGGCTCGACTCTTGGTTTGTCCATAGAGTCTTGGATCTTTCCCATCATGCGAGCTAGCTTGTTATCAAAAAGTGCCCTATTTCTTGATGCCTCTTCGGGATTGCGTCCTATAGATCCCCAAACAATGCTTAAAGCGCCATAGAATAATACAATCCTATCTTCTAATGGCATTAATGGTTCATCACCATCGCTCTCTAGTGCTACAGCTTCTTTAGTATAATCACAATTAATAATTGTAGAGTACTGCGAAAGGCTTGGATACATTTTAACAACGCGATATCTATCTGACTCATACTCGCCAGTTAGCGGAGTTGGATCATAGTAATCTTGTGTTGAATAAAAGTAAGGGCGGCCCTCAGTTTTAGGCGCTTCCGAAACTAGCTTATTCATTTCTTGAAGCCCTTTACCTTCCATTGGCTTTGCCATATGGTCATGGTATAGGTCTATTGTTTCACGAGCATCTGTAGGAAGTGCTACCCAATCCTGCCATATTCGATAAGTAGCTGTCGCATTTAACACGCCGTTATACGGAGTGCTTAGGGTGAGCGTTGTACTTAAAGCGGTATGGGCTGAGATTAGGTAGACTTCGCTGTCACCATCAATTGAGAATTTATAGTTTAAAAAGCTACCTGAGTCGCCATAGCTAGATGTTGGTGCAACAAGCAAAGTTACCGTAGCTGAGTTAGGTGTAACAGAGCAAGTTGAGGCGCTATAGTACGCCTTCATTCTTAGCTTGGTATGGCCATATAGCCAATTCCAGCGGCTGGCTGGAACTACCTCATCTAAATACATCATATTAACAGCGCGCTTAATACGGTTTTTAGATGTAGTATCAGAGCTTTGCAGTTTAAGCTCTTCCATTATAGCATTTACAATATCGACAAAATCAGTAAGCTGGTATGCTGCCATATTATGTAGAAGCTCCCGCAGAAGTTGTTATAAGCATGACGCGAGCGCCAGTACCTATTGTTGAGAGATATATGCCGCTGTTAAATACTACAGGGCTGCTAGAAAAATCAAACATTTGAGAGTCATTGTTAGTACCATTTCTGATAACCAATTTTATGGGGTCCGAGCCTGATGTCCCGTCGTGCAGGGTGGCTTCAGCATGCGAGCTAGCTGCTGTGATAATGATATATGACACTTTAACTCTACCTGTGTAAAGTAGTCCAGTGGCATCTGTATATATGGTGCCTGCCGAATTAGTTAAAGCCATGCTTCTAGCCCCCTATTAGCTAGAGGCTATTATAACACATAAAAGGGCTATGTTTAAAGCAATACTTGCTATTAAGGCGTACTTTTTAACCTTGAAAATAAGCTCTTTTCGCCTATTTATCTCAGCTTTATTAACTCTTCTAAAGTACAATTTAGCCATTTTAACCTACTTTAAACCCAGAAATTTAGCAAGTGTTAGCAATTTCTGGACATGTGCGCCAAAGGTTCCAGCTGTATTGTTACTACTTAAATCGGCTGACCAAGGATTTCCAGCGGCTCCAATGCTATTAAGTGCTTCACCTACTGATCCTGGGTCTGTGTGATCAGCTAAAAGCGCGTCTAAAACTGAGTTAGCTAAGGCTTCTGGGCTTAGAGGAGTAGGTCCACCTGCCTCGGCTTCCATGTTAGCTAAAGCTGTTAAATTCGAACCTGTACCCGATGCCTGTATGTTAGCTGTAGCTAATACCGAAAATATTGCGCCTAGCTGCGCATTAGTTAGCGTGATGGTTCCATCAGCATTGGCTGACATACCTGCTGCGGCAGCTAAAGCGGCTGAGCTAGCTGCCATTGTTCCGGTAGCTGCTGCCACAGCTGATACAATCTGATCTAACTGGGCATTTGTTAGTGTGATTGAAATTAAACCATTAGCTATTAAATTATAGGCTGGCGTCAATCCTACATTATAACTAATACTAGAAGTAGCATAGGTAGTTGAGCTTATGGCGCCAGAACTTTGCGGTAAAATAAAAGCGCTTGGGGCTAAATGCCCGGAAGGCCAAGCGCCAAAGATCTTACTTACTCCGCCGACAAATCTATTTCTCAAACCACCTTTGATCCAATTGCCATTCTGGTTTTTAATCGAGCCAGCAAAAGATCCAGGATTTTGAAATATAGATCTGCCATTTCTAGTTAATGCCATTAGCCCCAACCAAGCTCTAGTGAGCCATAAAAGTTAGTTGATGCCGCTGTTGCCGCACCTGCAAAATAAAGCCAAGTCAAACAAGCGCCGTCTTTAATTTGTGGTAAGCTTGGAATTTGATTTAAAAAATCTCGCTCACTCGCAACAGCCGCAGTCGTTAAAGGAATTGTCAAAATAGGCTTATATAAAACAAGAGCTGCTGTTCCGGCTAAACTCGCCGCTGATAATTGAACAGATTGTACAGATCTAATTCCAGTATCACCGCTGGCTAATGGTAAAAATGGACCATAGTTATTTGCGGCTGTACCTGAGTGAGTAATATGCGGAGTAATTGCTGACGCTGTGCAAGCAACAGTTACAGGTAACGAATTGCCTGTATTTCCATCTTGGTCTGTATATGACATCGAGAAGTTGTGGGCAGTGGCGCCTGTAGTTGTTACGACAACTAGGGCTGCTCTAACTCCAACGCCATTTGTGTATCTAAGAGAGGGTGTTCCAGTTAATGTTTGAGACGTAGCTACATTCATATTGATACCTGGATAATAACCACACATATCAACAAGCATTAATTGCGCTGGTACTCCGGTAGCTACTGCTGTAATCGAAGAGCCGTTTAGTACATGCTTTGTATCAGGCGTAACAGCGCCGCCGTGCCTCATGCCAAAAATCTGAGTACCATTGCCAGTGGACTCATCGCAAGCCGTCCATGCCAAAGCCGTACCAGCCCATGCATTTGCAATAGGTGTGCCAGCTAAGGCGCTTAAATCATACCAACGTCCGGCTGCATAAGCCGCTGCCCCGGTAATTTTATTCCAATCAATTCTAGTGAATTTTCCACCTGAAATTTCTGAAACTAAATCATCCATTGATGTAAATGCCATAAAATATACTCCTATACGTTAACAAATATAAATTCACTTCTTAGATATTGTGCTACGGTACCGCCGCGCCCAATTAATAAATTTAAGTAGGCGCCCTCTTTTACTTCGGGTAAATTACGGCTTTCAAAGCCGTATTGCACTTCAGTTGTCGTAGTAGTCTCATAGTCAGTAAGATGTGCTATTGGTTTAACAAGAGCAAGCGTTATAAATCCACCAGCCGCACCAAGCATAGTTAAAGACTCTACTGAACGCATTCCAGAATCACCGCTAGCTAAAGGGACGAATGGGGTGGCTTGTGCGGCGCCGCCCGCTGTTCCAGTTCCGGTAGCGCAAACACCAATGCTTGCCGCTGGAATTAAATTAAATGTAGAGGTTCTTCCAGAAATTCCATCTTGATTAGTGTAAGAGACTGTGCAGCTTGCTGTTGCAGTCATTGGGGCCGTTGCAACAAGTATTGCTCGAACGCCAGCTCCGTCTGTATATCTAGACAATCCAACTGAATTTGTAAAATCTTGTGGACCGCTGTCATCATCGCAGTCAATCAATGGATAAAACATTAAGTAATCTAGTAAATAATTGATGTTAGGTGATGATGCACTAGCATAGTGTTGCCAGCGTAGTAAACGCTTTGACTTTCCACTTATAAAATTACCTGGATAAATTCCATTATTGGCAACGCCTGTCAGAACAGTGCTTTCAAGTGCTGAGCCGACAAAGGCGTTATATTTAGGTGTACCAGCTGACTGATTTAAATCAATAAAAAAGCCAGTTGTTCCACTTGCTGGGATTGTGGCCTTATGTAAATAAGAGTAATGATATCCGCCACCACTCTCAATTGCATTTGCAATATCCGCGTAAGACTTAATGGCCATTAATTAATCCAATGTAAAAGTTAGGGCTGCTGCTGCAAACTGCGGCTGGATGCCAGTTGACACCGGAATAGATGTATTTAAAGCTGCTCTAACAATAATTGTACCTGCTCCGCTGGCTGTTGTTACAATTGAAGCGTAAGTAATAGTTTCAGTTCCAGATGAGCATTGAGGGAATTGCTCTAAGTTTGCATTAGAAACAGTATTCCCACTTACTGTGAAATCAGATGCGCGAGTAAGTGCTACCCTAGCATACGATCCATAAGCCGCTTCAGAAGTTACTGCTGTTCCAGCTTCGCCTGGATCTGCTGTGTGGAGCGCAATCCAAAGATCCGTATTTGCATTCCATGATAGGGCTGTACCTACAAATATTTGATTTAGTACAGCTGTTTCTGCTGTGTTTGAAAATGACATTTATAATTCTCCTATGAGTAGGTTAAGCTTGCTCTATTTGACCATGTGTTATCAAAAGAGTCATTACCGTCTGCGTATTCAATAATAGTTTCAGATCCACTTAAAGTCAAGCGATATATTTGCCAGCTAGCCGATGCTGCCCCTGTACCAACAGCAGCTTTACCAACATATGTTACTGTACTAGTCGCTTCATCTAATCTAGTAGCTTTTGTTGGTGATATTACATTTAATGAGCCGTCAGTATTTACAGCTACATCATTTGTCCCATCACTTATTTTAACTGAATCACCGTCAGCCGCATCTAAAGCTACATTAACTGGTAATGGGCTTTGATCACTTGCTAAGACAACTGGCAAGCTGGCTGCTGCTGTCTTTTGCCCACCCGTAAATACCTGCGTACCATCACCAATCTTTATAGAGTCATCTAAATGACTAATTACAATCTCTTGCGGATTGGTAAAAGTAACAGTTGTGGCTGATGTTTTATTTGCCTGTAATGCCATTTATAATTACAACTTCCTTCGATATATCATTACTCTGACTGAATCGCCAGCCGTATTCGATATAACATATATATCGTTCAGTAGCAATTCTCCAATGTCTTTGATTGACTCGACCGTTAAAGAGAAGGTGTCGCCTGGGCCTATTTCAATACCTGTACTAGTTGTTACATCAGCGTCACCTATTGAAATTCGGCCAACATTATTATATTCAGCTTGTATGATTACTGACGTAACGGCTATAGGCGAGCTGGATAGCTGCTTAGCAACGCCGCCGCTATCAATAGTCACTACTGCCTGGGTCGCAATTTTAATAGCCATTTAAAGCGCTACTCTTCTAGGTAGATGATAACTTGAGCCGAGTTTGCTACAGCTACATGGAAGCCATCTACTTTGGCGCAGATTTCATCAACTGTTAGGTTAGCTGTACCTGATTCTTTCCATACAGTCATACCTGATCCGCTGGTTCCATCTGTAATAACTGCTGTGCCAGTGGCTGCACCAATGTACTTAACGCTTCCGATAACAACTGTTTGATCTAGGGTATATCCAGTAGTATCAACAAAGATAACATTACCTTTTCTTGCATTTGCCATATTTTATTCTACTCCACAAAAAAACAAGGGCCTTTTACAGCCCCTGTTAGTTTACTAATTTGCTTGGTCAAACGGCGTTCTTTAAGCGCCTGTTGTTCCCCACAATCCGCGAGCTGAAACTGCTCCTACTGTTTCTCTGTAACGAGATTTATATAGGATACTGTCGTTCATAAAGCCTACATCAGCTCCACCCGCTTTAGTTTTAATTCCTTCTCTAGAGATAATTCTTAAACCATTATCTTCAGGAGCAGCTAATAGATACCACGAATCAGTATCAGTTAGGTGCGGAGAAGATACAACAATTAGACCATCACCTTTAAGTGAATTCATGTTATTGTTTGGAGTATCGGCTTTAAGATCAGATCCGATAATTTCCATTGCGTATCGTTTTTGATTAGGAGATACCAAAAGAATGCGAGGTTTAATGTTATAGATGATATTGCTATCACCAATAAATTGAGTTTCGAAATCTTGTAGAGCTGCATCAAGAGCTGAAGGTGACAAGTCAACATCAGATGATGGGCGATTTCTGAAAGTTAGTCCAGATGGAAGTGTGTGTGCCGTTGAGAAAAGCGCAACGCCATCTGGGGTAGTTTCAGTTGTAAAACCGTTATTGATAACATTCATTGCAGAAATCTCTTGAGATTCTTTAGCAGATCGTGCCATCTTTTTAACAGCGTCAGAAATGAAGTCAAACTTTCCATCGTCTACCGCTTCTTCAGAAATAGAGAAACCAAGTCCATATTTAACAACAGACATAGTTTTATTAGCCCCAGCTCTAGGTCTATGGAAGCTATACTCAGTTCCTTCAGGAATTTCAGCAAACAAAGGCATGTCATGCAATTCAGAAGTTTGATAAATATCTCTGTCAGTTGATTTTACTTGAAACAACTGCTCACGTCGAGAAGGGTGTTGCTCTAACTCAGAGCGAAACAACTCTTCGAGAACTGGTAGCATTGAGCTACCAAAAAGATCACTATAATTACTACGCAAAAAAACAGGTGCCGACATATTCTACTTACTCCCTTAATTAAACGCCAGCAGTACCAGTATGGCTGCCTAGTTGGTGATTATTAATTTTAACTACTACATCTACTTGGGCGCCTAAAGCGTTATCAATAGTAGGATGTACTCGTAATACTTTTAGAGGCAGGGTAGCTGTGGTGGCTACTGTTGAAGCGTCTAATTCCATGCCTGATCGTTTGTAGGTAGTATCAGCTGCCGCTACAACAATATCAGCGTTTAGACCGATGTCAGTTTGAGCGTCAATTGTAGCGTCATCAGCTTGGATGATGAATAATTGAGACGGGTCATCAGCAATTAATACTTTTACGCCATCAGCTGATGCATAGCTAAGAGCTACGCCCATTAAAGCGTCAGTAGCTGCTGCTTGAACAACTTTACCAGCCGCATCAAATTTACAAAAATCGCCTGGATAGATAGCGCCACCAGCTAGGTAGCTGTTAGCACTTCTAATTTCGCCGTAAGGCTCAGCGCCCTTTACGATATCTTTATTAGCCATTATGAAAACTCCTATATATAGGGACTATATTAGGGCGTAAGCCCCTGTATCAAATCTGTTAATGATTATAACACATGAAATACAAGAGCTTACTAAAATTTATTCGTTTTCGTCGTAACCTTCTAGAACCTTGATGCCACGAGTTCCAGATTCCTGCAATTTCTGCTTAATTTCTTCAGCAGCTTGCTTGCTATGTCCTTTCTGTAAGTTCTTGTTTTTATTATTGATTTGTTCAGAATACTTATCATGTATTGACTTGGGTCTTACTGCTAGAATAAGGTCGCCACGTCGTACAAAGCCTTCCGAATCTGTGCCACCAAATGGGTTAGAAGTAGCTACTGAATCAGAAGATTTTTTGTAAGGCTTCCATTGCCGTCTATCAAAACCGTAGTTTTCTTGTAGCTTCTTGGCATTGATCCAGCGGCAAACCATGCCTTGCTTTTCAATTTCACGCTTCAAAGAAGGTTCAACAAAGAAGTAATCTGTGTTAGCCATATCAATAGAGGCTTCTAAGTTAGCTGCTTTATCCTGTAATGTAGGTTTACCATTCTTACTCATATTTACCCCAATTCTTACGCTGAGCGCGCTGTTTAATTCTATCTACAACTTTCTTATCTTTTACATTCATTCCAAGAGCTTCAGCAAATGCTAGTGTTCTAACATCAACTTCAGCATCTCGCTTTTGACTGTTTCTAGGCGTGCTTGAATCTCCACCTGAAAAAGAGAAGCTATCATCACCCGCTGCTTTACGCTTATTCTTAGGGAGTAAGCCAAGGTCAGCTGCCGCATCTCTAACAGCTACTTTATAAGCTGATGGCGTCATTTGATCTTCTTTTGAAAGCGCTTTATAGTATTCAACAGCTTTTTTAGTTAAATCTGAGTTAGCATCTGAAAGCTCAGGGTATTCAGCGCCTAATTGCGAAAGAACTGCATTTGATTGGTTTTGCTGCTGCATTCTATAATCAACAACACGGGACGCTTCCATAGCTGCCGCCTCTCTAACCTTCTTAGCGTACATCTTTGGATCTTTATAAGCTAAAGCTTCCAAATCATCTTCGCTCTCAGTTGGCGCTGCTGGCTGCTGCTTTTGATTAAGCATGCTAGCAATCTGCTCAAGCTTTTGGTTAATCGAAGCCTGCTCGCTAGCTAGCTTCTCTGTCTTTCTATAAAACTCTGCCTGAATATTTTTATTGGCATCAGGCGTAGGTGTGCCATTTTCGCCGTTGTCGGCGCCGTCATTATTATCGACCATATATTCTCCCTTAGTTTAACGTCATAAGTAAGACGAACAGAGCGTCATTGCTCAGAACAGCAGTTTTACCTAGATCTGCCGATAACTAGTTTTTTTAACGACTCAATTTCCAAAGCTAAGTCTTGAGCGCCCTCAGCTTTAGATTTCGAGATTGCAAGAGCTATCAGGTCAGCTTCTGATGTGATGGATAGGCTAAACGCCCGTATTTTCTTCCGCTCAACAAAGGCTGGAAGTATTTTTTCACACAAAAGCTTGAACGCATCCGACTCAAGCATTTCTAACATTTGATCTTTTTCTTCTTCAGTTAATTTAAAGGGCATCCTGCCTACTTTCGCCTATTGCGTTGGGCCTGCGCCTGCTGCGCCTGGTAAAGCTCCACCGCCACCTGTTTGCTGTTGCGATTGAGCTGCATTCATTTGCATTTGTTGTGCATTAGCTTGCTGAGCTGCCATTTGTTCTAAAGCTTGCTGCATTCGCAATGCTTCCTGTTGTTTCTGAGCTAGTTGAATAGTCTGCTGCTCATTAAACTGACCTAAAATATCATCGTTGTCCATTATATATTGAACGTACTGTATGAAGCCAGCTAAATCTTGCTCAGGTCCTAATTTTACATCAACGCCAGCAAGTGTTCTGTTAGCAATCTCTTCGGGTGTGAATAATCTAGAAAATCCTTCAGGCTTTCTAGCAAACTTAGACCAATTTTTAATTCCCATAGTTTGAAGCATATTCTTAACAGCTTCGAAGCGCTCGCTCGGAGTAATAATACCTAATTGAATGTCGAGTGGGTTAGCTGTTAACTGATAAATTTGCTGTGCGTTATCTAACTGAACTTGTTTATTTGAAGCGTTAGAACTTCCTTCAAGTTCGAAATCATACATGCCTGCGATTTCAGCGCGCTCTTTAACTGCGCCCCAATAATTATTGCCATCATCGCCAGTAATTCTAAATTGAAAGCCAGGCTCAATTCTATCTTGCATTAATTCGAAAATGCCATGAAGTAATTTTTTAAAGCCTCTGTTCATGCGCTTTAAATAAACGTCTAGATTTGCATTATTCTCATTGTTAACAATTCTGGCACCTGAAGCAGTTCGAGCTGCTCCTTGCTGACCAAGCAAACCCAATGACATATCTGATACAGATGTCATTCTCTCAATGTATCCGTAAAGCGCCTGCTCTTCTTGGAAGCCCCAGCTAGTTCTGTTGCCTAAGTTAGGAATATAAACATCGGCTTGTGGGTTATCAAGTGGTAAGAATGTACCTGGCTCAAATGAGATGCTCTCGGCAGCTAGCGAGCTGCTTGCTCTGTAAAAACCAAAAGGCATTGTAGAGAGGAGTCCAAAGTCAACGCGCATATTATGTATAGTATCAAGTTCTTTAGTTAACGAGTAAGTTAATTCAACTAGGCCAACTGGATTAGTGGTATCTGTACGTCTATGAAAATCAATGATAGCAAAGGGGCGCTTTCCTGATTTTGAAATTCTATACAAATAGGTAGCTCTTAGCTGAGCGCGAGAAGTTGGGGCGACCCAAACTACTAAGTCACTTGGAATACCAGATTTATCAATAACTTTTTTAAGATAACATTCTAAGATTCTATAGCGATCTAAATCATAGCTAACATCCGTTTCAGATTGTTGATTTACTTCACTTCTAGATTGCTTAATGCCGCCAGTTGTGTCGGAAGCTGTGTGATCTGGGCCTGCTGAGATAACTGCTTCTACTTCATCAGCGTCGAAGATACCTTGATCAACAAGTGACCAAAGCTCTCCCGCTGTTAAATACTGCTGATGAATTACTGCATCAGCTTTATCTGGATCGCCTTCGCCGCCAATAATTAACAAGTCTTCAATGTTAACTAAGCTAGCTTGCGGTCCAGAAAAAACATTTACTACTTGTTCAATTTCTTCTTCTTCCATTACTACTGATGGAATAGCTACTTCAGAGCCAGTCTCTGGATCTATTTGATAGCTAACTGGCCCTGGCTTTGGAACTTCAATAACATCTAAAAACTTAGAGTATTTATTTTCCCATTTGTACTTAATGATGCCACGCCCACTAGTTACCCAAGACCAAAGCCATCTTTCTAAGGCGTCTTCAAGTCCTTTATTGTCATTTGCCCAATCTTTGTAAGCATAGCGCATTAACTCTTGAACAAGTGGGGCGCGATCAGAGTTAGCTTCTTTTCTGGCATTGACTGTGAAGGGTGGATCGAAACCTAATAAAGCGCTTAACATGCGTGAGTGGAATGTGCGGCATAATGTATATGCAACAGGCATGTGCATAGTAGATGACCACGCATACGCTGGTTGGTAAATAGGTTCAATGAACTCTTCAAACTCAAATAGCAAGCTAGCTTGCGTGTCTAGCCATTCTACACGGCTAGCATTGCCCATATTCCACATATTGGTAATTTGCTCAGCAGTTCCAAGCTCTTTTAGCTTCTTAGCTAGCTTAGTAGGAATTTGGTCGCGCAATGATACTTTAGGGATAGCTTTTTCAGCTTCGCGGCCCTCAATTAACAATTCCTGATCTGTTTTAAATTGGTTAGTATCCATTAGGCTCCTTAGCTAGCCAAAGCTAGGGGTTAATTATAGCATGAAATCTAAAAATCGCCAAACTTTATCGGCTTTTTACGGCTTTTATTAGCTAGATAGCCGCCTTCAAGGCTGCGGCGAGCGGTGCTAACTGTATGAACTGCTTTTTTAGTTGTTTCAGATGTTCGAAGCGGTTTTCTTCTAGCATTTGACCATGTTAGGTTAGTAGCTAAAGCGTATTTTAGCGTCGCCAAGTGGTCTCTATTGCTGATTTCAAGCTTTGGCTGGTACATTTCAGTATTTTTAATGGGTTTCCAAGCGACTAGCTCCACATCGTTGATAATTCCAGGACAGTTAGAAAGTATTTTAAGTTTTGGTTCACCGCCATCCGGTATAAACAAGGCGTCTTGAATTCTGCTTAAGAAATCCTCATCTGACTTCTCCTCATAGCTAGTCGGGCGTACTAAGACTCCTTCGGACCTACAGACATCTAAAAAGCTTCTAAAGCCCTCTCCCGATGTCATATCAGATCCGGCTGCTGAATCTATAATCATATCTACAATGTTATACTTTATCATCCAGTTAGACTTAATGAACGCAGCGAACTGGCGTGCAGTTTCCTTGGCAGCTCGCTCGGCTGCGTAGTATAGTTGACCATCTGGGCCAGCTATTAATATGCAAGCATACGTCGGCTTGCTAGTATGCGAATCGACAGCTAAGGCAGCTGGCCACTGTTCATAACCAGCTGGCATGTCGCTTGGATTTATAATGTGTCGGTGCCTGCTGAATAAACCGCTCAAGGCTTCACCTTCAGCTGAGAAGAACTCTCCGTGCAGGCGAGTCGCTTTTTCGCGCTCAGTCAGATGGGCTGCGTAGTTTTCTATATAGCCGTCAGCTAAGTTAGCTCTGTTGGCTTCTGTCGAACCTCTGAAAAACTCTGTATCATCAAAATGGCCTTTTTGCCAATCTGCGTAATATTTTTTTAGCCAAGGCTGACTTATCGGTGTGCCTATTAATAGGAAACGCGCCGTTCTATTTTTTTTACGGCCAGCTCGTAGTAATGCGATCCAAATCCACTTGGGCGGCGGCTCGTCCATTACAATGAAATCTAATTCCAGTGATTCAAAGGCCATAGATTCTTGCAAGTGAAACATGAATTTTAGTTCTGATCCATTATCAAATGTGATTCTTGATATATAAGGTTTACCGTCTTTATGTGTTTGCTCATCTTTAAGCGGTATCCATTTTTTAATCTCTGGTATCCACACATCACTAACTTTTGCTGGGGAGTCGAGCACTACGACTATATCGGCTGGTACGGGATAATGCTGTCCAGTTATAGGATTATAACCATGAGCTGCCCATATAGCCTCGTTGCAGGCTAGTGCGCTTTTTCCCATACCATTTGCTGCGATTACAATTCTTTTTGTTGCTACGCTTTTAATTTTTGGCAGCTGAGCTACATTTGGCACAAAAGCTTTACGAGCTTCTTTAACTCGGCGCTTCTTTTCTTCGATAACATCTAGTAAAGCTAACTTTTGCTCTTTAGTTAGCTTAGCTAGCTGCTCTTTGCTTATTTTTGCCATGCAAGCTTTTTACCTTTACTTAAGTTATCCCTTGCCCACAGTGGTTGTAGATTGGTATGGTGACAGAGCGCTTCAATCTCTTTTACGGTTTTTCCTGAGCTTAGTGGAATTATATGGTCAATGTGCCAGCCGCTGCCATAGTTATACCATGACATACCCTCGGTAAACTGCTTTTCTAGATGCTGCTTAAGCTCAGCGGCGGTACATCCAATCATACCAAAAGATTTTTTACTTTTATTTAATCCTGCTAATACTTTACCAATTCTGGATCTTACATTATTTGTTATTTTAAATAAAGGGTCAACAACCCTTCTTTTTTTCTCGTGAGCTGCACGCCTAGCTTTATTAACTGCGCGCCACTTTTTAGCTCTTATTTTATAACGTTCTTTATTTTTTTCATATTCCAATTTGCTCAGCTCTAATAAACGCTCTTTATTTTTAATTTTATATTCTTTATTATACTTACGCATGTAGCCTTGCAAATATTCACGGCGGCTTTCATTATAAGCCCGCTGCTTAGCCAGCATTTCTTCTCTACTCTGTTTTGCCACGACTAGAATGCCCCTTCATATACCAATTCGACACGAATGCTGCGCCAACATACGTCATTAAAGCGTAGTACGCTGGCTCTTCAATTCCAGGCAGCAAGCCAGCTAGCAAGCTGGCAGTTAGCAGCCCCGGCAAAATAACTATTGCTAACGCTACTACATAGCTAATTAACGTTTCCATACTCGCTCCCTTACTTCGATATTAATGTTTGCTAGTTTTTTAATTAGCTCTTCAAGCTCAGCTAGCTGGCTAGCTAGCAATTCTAATTCAGCCGCTTCACTACTCTGCATCGTCGCCGTCCACTTCCGATAGACTAGTTAATAGGAGCGCGTCAACTTCCGACTCCTCTAATTTTGCAAGTTTGTGAGTCAGCTCCTTCTTCTCAGTAACTTTTCCTTCTAAGCGATCTAATAATTCTTTGACAGCAGAGAGGGCTGTCTTGTCATCAGCATTCATAGTAGCTAAGGAAACAAGACGAGCAAGTGCGGCTGCTTTGCCGATTTGCAAAATGTCTTTTGTATCTTTGCCTGCATTAATCGCTTTGCGAAGCTCAGGGATCAGGGACTTTTGTAGGTCTTCGAAAAGCGCTAGATCATCTATTGCCGCGACGGTGCGGTGTTCTTGCACATTCGAATTTGGTGCTTCACGGCGGCTAGCCGGGCGGGCTGCGTAGCCTGGTCTGGGTCTCAATTTGTTGCCTGTCATGCACACTCCTATGCTGTTAGGTTATGCCATTATATCACGCTTGTCAAGCCATAAAAAAAATCTAAGAAAGGGGTCTAAAATTGTCGAGAGGGCTGAAAAAATAGGTCGAAATTTTGCTGAAAAACTCACTTTTGACTACCAATCTGAGGCTTTTTTTGTTGCGGGCTCCCACGCGCCCCCCTATCA